CCCGGGCCCACTGCGGAACGAGGATTTCCAGGACGACATCGCGCAACAGGGAGTCCGCTCGCGCGGCATGAAAGTACAGTATTCTATCCATACTACTTCCGTTGCAGCGGTTCCTGACGAGGCGTGCGAGGGCTTTGGCCACTGATTCCTCGCTGAGATACCGTTGTCGAAATATGGCCAGAATGTCCTCGGCTCGGGAACGGGAGGTTTTCCCCAGGAGATTCCGGCGGCGTATCTGACGAAGGTTATCGGTAACGGACTTCTCAGGGTCCAAACAGGACAGCAGCGCCTTCGTGTCAGCAAGGAGCGCTCCTGCCTTGATGATCTTCGTGGTGTACGGCGACGGATGGCGACCCACCGTAGCCTGCACACGTCTATTTGGCTCGTCGTTTTGCATTGCCTCTTGTTCCCATGGTCGAGTCTTCGCCTGCTCCGCCAGCACGGACCCATTCGTCGACCTCTGAGAGCTTGAAACGGAAAAGGCGTCCCACCCTGTGGGCAGGTAATGCCTTCTTGTCGACCCACCTGTATACCGAGTCCTTGTTCACGCCGAGGTGGGCAGCCACTTCCTCAACGCTGACCCAACGTTCTTCAGCGGTCATTCTGGTCCTTCCTCGCTGGCCAACGGCCCGGAAAGCGGACCTAAACCAAAGAAAGCCCACCAAAACATACGAAGTCCAACAGGATTTGCAAGAGAGAAATGGGCCAGAGCAGCGGCCCCATGCCGGCGCTTGCGCGTGACGATGAGCACGGTCCGCAAGCGGGCGTGGGCGGTCAAGCGGCTGTTGGGGCTGCTTCCTCCGGGCTTCTGGCACTTCACCCGCTGCGTTGCGCCGCGATCAACGCGGCCAGCGGGTCCAGGGCCGGCACTGTGCCTGTCGCCTGGTAGCCCTTGCGGGCCTCCCGGATGGCGGCGTGGAGTTCTGGCCACTGCTGGGCCTCGTCTTCGGCTTCGAAGAGATGGCCGATGGCGCGGAGGCGGCGGGAGAGGTTGGGCGGCTCGATGCGGCGGGCGTCCGGCAGGTCGTTCAGTTCGGCCAGCAGGACGTAGGCGGCCCCGAGGTGCTTCTCCACGCACTCGATGCAGCTCGGCCGGGCGGGCGTGTAGCCGCGGCGCGGCACCACCAGGGGCGGGCAATTCGTGCAGGTCTTCAGCTTGGGCGTCAGCGTCTCGGCCATGGCGGCATCCTTTCCGGCGGCATCACGGGGCGTCGGCGAAGCTCAGGTCGAACCGATACCACGCCCCGAAGTGGTACAGCGGATCGTTCGTCGTGGCGTCGATGAACAGTGTGTGTGTGCCCGGCTGGAGCGTCACCTGCTGCGGCGGGGCCGGGTCAGAGACCACCGGGGCCATGCCGCCGTCGCAGCCGAGCCCGCCGCCGGGCGCGTGGGCGGAACCCACGAGGTTGCCGTCCACGTACAGGCTCATCAACTCGTACCACGGGTCCTGCGTCTCGCCTTCGCCCGACCAGGTCACGGTCATGACCATCGCGCGGGGCACGACGATCTCGCACGTGGCCGTCGCCGACTGCGTGTACGGGTTGTGGCTGCGGCAGTTCTGGTCATCCTCCCAGTCCAGCCGCAGCGACAGGCCGTTGTTCAGGATCGTCCACGGGCTGGCTGGCACATCGTCGGGATTGGCGTAGGCCCGGTACGCCCCATCCTGCCCGCCGTCGATGAAGCCCACGTCGGTAAACGTCCAGGTCTGCGAGAACGTCACGCAGCAGCAGTCCTCGAAGGCCTCCTGGTCGATCAGCACCGGGTAGCCCGACTGCACGGGGAACCAGCCGGCCGTCTTGTTCCAGTAGTACGGGCCGCTCATGAGCCGCTCTCCGGGCACTCGAACTCCTGGACCTGTTGCCAGTACGGCGCGCCGCCACTGCTCATCAGGACGAAATCCCCGCCGCTGGGGCGGGCAAGCGTGACCCACTTGGTGCCGTCCCAATACAGCATGTCGCCGGTGTTCTCGCCCTGGGGCACGGCCAGCCACTTGAGGTAGATGGGGTCCAGCGGCAGCGGGTCGGGCTGGCGGCCGATCAGGTCGCAGTGGCCCTTGCGATCTTCCTTGTGCCGCCAGGTCTCGACCTGAATCCAGGCCCAGCCAGGCAGCGGCTCGGAGATGTCGAGGCTGACCCCGCCGCCGTGGTCCTCCCACGAGAGCAGAGACTCGACGGTGTGCTCGGTCTGGTCGTTGTCCCAGTCCTTGTGCTCGACCAGCAGCTTGTTGTCGGCCGCTCCGCCGGGCGTGACGGTCTTCTTCAGCCAGAATGGGTTGCCGCCACCGGGATCGACGATCAGCTCGTCGTTCAGAAACCCCGGCGTGGTGTCGTCGGCGTCGGTCTTCACCTTGCACGGCAGCTTGATGTACTTCTTGAGCGGCTGCTCCCCGGCCAGTTGGGGCGTCAGCAGGCTGTGGTGCTTGGCGTCGTAGCGGTCGCGGAACTCCTGGTACTCGATGTAGGGCTCGTTGGCCGGCTGCTCGGCGACGATCTCCGCGCCGTTGGCGGCGGCCAGGTTGCCCGGCACCGGGTCGGAGAGCTGGAGGTTGGGCTCATCCCAGTCGTTGTGCTCGAGCAGCAGCTTGTTGTCGGCAGCACCGCCCGGCGTGACGGTCTTGGTGATCCAGTTGTGCCCGGCCGGGGGCAGGACGATGATCTCGTCGTCCAGGAAGCCCGGCACCGTGTCGTTGGCGTCGGTGAGGACCTTGCCCAGGCCGTTGATGACGAGCTTCCGCGCCCCGACCTTCAGCTTGACCTTGCTGTGCTTCTTGGCGTCGTACTCGTCCTCGTACTCGCTGAACGTGAACCACGCCGTGCCGGGGCCGGGATCGACGCCCACGTCCACGACGGCCACGTTCGCCCCGGCCGCCCCGAAGGCAAACAGGCTGCCGACCTTGTTTGTGTTCAGGGCGTCCCAGTCGCCGTGATAGAGCCGCAGCTTGTGGTCGTTGGCCTCCGGGCCGGCGGGCTCGTCGTTGACGCGCTTGCGGACCCACGTGTGCGGCTGGCCGGGGTTCTCGCCGACCTGAATCTCATCGTTCAGGTAGCCGGGCGTGTCGTCCGTGGCGTCGGTGAACACCTTGCCACTGCTGAGCTTGTCGGGGTCCAGGACGAACCACGGGGCCCAGCCCTTGCCGGGGGCGGTGTCCTCCATGAACATCTTGCCGATGACGTGGAAGTGCTTCTCGTTGCCCGGATCGCCCGTGGCGTCCACGGACAGCGGCGGCTGCTCGGTGTCGGGGTAGAGCGAGTAGCCGGTGGGTGGCAGCCAGTCGCGGTAGCTCTTGAACGCCTCGGTGCGGCTGAAGATGCACCCGCCGTGGCCGCTGGGCGCGGGCTGGGGGAACTTGACGTAGACGAAGACACTGCCGGGCTGGAAGTCCGTGTACAGCGCCCGCTTCAGGGCGTTGCGCCAGACCTTGATCGTCTGCTCCTGGCCCTGGCCGTCCAGAATCGGGTTGCCGGCGGCATCCGTGACGGTCAGGTCGATGTCGGCGTCGTGCGGCACGTCCACTTCGCCATCGACCGGCACGCCGTAGCCGATGATCTCGGGCTGTTCGTACTGGAACAGCCACGCCGGAAGCGGCTCGGCCGCCTCTGGGTCGTAGGCTGGATTCGGGAAGACCTGCACGACCGTCTCGGCCGGAATGTTCTCGACGCCGTTGACCTCGTAGATCACGCCGTCATCGGGCCCGGCCAGGCCGTCAGGCTTGGCGGTCCACGTCAGCCCTCCCTCGCCGTCGTCGGTCAGTTCCACTTCCTGCCAGGACGAGTACTCTCCGGCGCTGGCCTCGGTGGAGGTAATCTGCACCCACACCCCGGCCGGGGCGGCGTTGCCCAGGCGCACGACCGCCCACACGTCGCCGGTCTGCTCCTGGTGCCAGAGCACCGCCGCCGAACCGGCGGGCGCGGGCTCCAGCGCCGCCGCGTCGGCGTCGATGATCTCGGCGGCCTCGACCTTCTGGGCCGAGTCCTCCAGGCGCAACCGCACCGCCGTCACGCCCGCCAGGTACGCCCGGCCGATCGCGCCGGCGGCCAGCGGCTCGGCCAGGATGACGAACCTGCCCTTGTGCAACGTCTCGTCGGGCATTTCGCCCCGGAAGGCGACGAGGTTCTTGAACTGCTGCTCGTCCGCGTCGGGCAGGATAATCGGCTCGCCCAGCCCCAGGACCTCGAACCGCAGCCGGTCCGCACCCGACTCGTTCTTGACCAGTACGATCCCCGCCGACCGGTAGCCCGGCGTGGCCTGCTGGCCGACGTGGCGCGTCCGCTGCTGGAAGTCCCGCGCGGCGTCGATGAAGGCGTTGTACGCCTCGGCCGGGATCACCAGCGTGTCGCCCGGCCGGACCTTCTTCATCGGATCGCTCATGTGCCGATCCCCAGGCCCGCGAAGTTGCCATCCTCGTACACCTTCTCCACGTAGACGGCGACGGGCTTTTTCACGATGGCGTTCGCGCCGGCGTCCTCACTGTCGGCGTACCGCACCCACATGTATTCCCAGCCCTTCTTGCTGGAGACGGTGATCCCGCCGACGTTGATGTTTGTGCGGTTGGGGCTGGCGGCGAAGCGGAAGCTGATCTCCCAGTCATCCGCGCCGCGTTTGGAGCCGCTGGCCCCCAGGAACAGGCATTCCCCGGCGGCCAGGCCCTTGAAGCTCGCGTTATTCACCTTGCCGGTGAGGTTGAACAGCGTCCCGCGGTAGGCGGGCGTCACCACCGCATCGGCCAGGTAGTGCGTCTCGGAGAAGGAATACACCGGCACAGTGATGTCCACGCCCTCGACGTTGTCGTGCGTCACGCCGACCGCGCCCCCGAAGTCCGGGGCCGTCTTGCCCGGCGGCGCGTAGCGGTTGACCGTGGAGATCGACTGGGTGATGTGCTGCGTCCCGCCGCCGGTGTCGAAGGAGAACGAGGATTCGCCCACTTCCGCCGGCGGCTTGACGCCGTAGCGGACCGTGGCGATCCACCGGCCGTCGCCGGCGGTCGTATCCACCCACTCCGGTTCCAGGTTGATCGACTGCCGCGTCAGGCCGTTGTAGGTCGTGGCCGTGGAGTTCTCGATCAGCGTCTTGGCCGTCAGGTCGTCCGACGTGCCGGTGAGGATGTAGACCATCTCCACCGACGCGTTGTCGCCCGTGTTCCACTTGCGGCTGTCGAGTTTTTCAGTAAGCGTGAGCGGCATGACCTGCTAGAATCCCTATTGCGAGGCGAGACAAGGCAAGGCGCGGCTGGGCGCGGCCTGGCATGGCGAGGCCTCGCAAGACACAGCAAGAGCCGCTCAGAGGAATCTGGGCGGCTCCTCTTTCTGCCGACCCAAGTACTGAACACCCGCCTCTGGGCTGTTTGCCTTCTTCTGGTTGGACGCTGATTCTTCTCACACGAAAGCCGCCTTGTTGTTCTTCACGTCCTGGCGCAGGCTCTCCACGCCCTTGGCCGTCCGCTCGGTGGCGTTGGCGATGCGGTCGTCGGCCCCGCCGGCCTGAAGGCCCAGCAGCGCGGCGGCGTTGAACGTGCCGGCGGCCCCGATGGTCTTCTTTGCCGTCTGGTCCAGCAGGTCGCCCAGCCCGGCCACGCCGCCCCTGATCTTGGCCAGCAGGTCCTCCGGCCCCTCCATCTTGCCGGGGCCTTCGGCCTCCTTGGCCTGGCGCTTCTTGCGGGCCTCCTCCAGCGAGTCCCGCCACTCCTTCCGCGCCTTGGCCAGGTCCGCCTCGTTGTCGGCCATCCGCTGCTGGTACTCGGTGTCGAGCTCCTGGTGCTTCTGGAGGTTCTGACGGCCGATCTCGGCCATCGTGGCCTCGTGGACCTGCGTGGCCCGCTCGCGCTCCTGCTGGCGGCGCTCCTCGCGCTCGGCAAGCTTGCGGCCGGTTTCTTGCTCGATCTCGGCCTTCTTCGCCTCGTAGTACTCATCCGCCGCCCGGTTGGCCGCGTCGGCGTCAAAGCTGGAGTCGAACTGCTTCTTGATCCAGTTCCACGCCTTGGAGAGCTGCTTGCCGCACCAATGCCAGGCCTTGGTCACCCAGCCGGTGAACTGCGTCCAGGTCTTTGAGAGGAACGCCGTGGTCTCGATCCAGCCGACCTCCAGTGCGTGCCAGACGATCTCGACCACGGCCAGGAGCCCGTGCCAGGCGTCGTAGCCGATCTTGATGAAGAAGTTGCGGAAGTTCAGCCAGGCCTTCTCCAGGAAGTTGATGCCCTTGGTCCACTCCATCTTCAGGGTCAGCCACAGAATCTTCGCCGCCAGGCCGATGTCGCCAGCGGCCAGCGCGTCGGCGATGCCCTGATACGACGCCACCGCCTCGTCCTTCAGTTCGCTGAACCGCTCTCCCAGCCAGCCCAGGGCCTTCGCGCCCATGCCGGTGGCGTACAGGAGGTACACGCCCAGCGCGGCCACGGCGGTGATGACCAGGCCAATGGGCGAGACCATCCACACCAGAACCGCCCCCAGGAGCTTGAGCACCGTGCCCACGCCGGCGACCACCGTCGCCAGGATGGCCATGACCTTCGCCAACCCTGTGATCGCGTAGCCCAGCGTCACCAGCGCAAGCCCGGCCGCCACGACGCCGACGGCCACCTGGAGGATGGTGACGATGAGCTCCTTGTTCCGCTTGATCCACTCGGCGGCCGAGACCGCGACCTTGGTCACCTGCTGGGCGAGCTGCGACAGGATCGGCACCAGCGCCGAGCCGACGATGAAGACGCCCTGTTTGAGCACCTTCCACATGATCGAGAGCGTGTCGGTGAATCGCTCGGCCGCCTTGGCATCCTCGGTGGAGATGGTCAGCCCCAGCCTGCGAGCCTGCTGCTGAAGTTCCTCGATTCCCGCAGCACCGCCGGAGAGCATGGGCAGCAGCATCGTGCCCGAGCGGCCGAACAGTTCCATCGCGGTCGCCGCCTTGAGGGTGGGGTCCTCGATCTTCGCCAGCCGGTCGGCGATCAGCTTGAACTGCTGCTCGGGCGAGAGGCCCGCCAGGTCCTCGACCTTCAGCCCCAACGTCGCCAGAGCGTCTGTGGCGGTGGACAGCCCTTGGGCGGCGTCCACGATGGTGGCCTGCATCCGGCGGATGGACTTCTCCAGGTCCTCCATGCTCGCCCCGGAAAGGTCGGCCGCGAAGCCCAGTTCCGAGAGGGTCTCCACGGAGAAGCCTGTCCTCGCGGACATCTTCGCCAGGTCGTCGCCCATCTTGGAGAAGACCTTGGTGGACGCCAGCAGAGGTGTGGCCACCGCAGCCCCCAGGCCCGCGAGCTTCAGCCCCATGTTGCGGACGGATTCGCCGAAGGCCTTCAGCTTCGCCGACGCCCGGCGCAGACCGCGCACGAGCTTGCTGTCGTCGGCGAAAAGCTCGACGAACGCGCGGCCCGCACGGATTGCACCCGGTTGCGGCATACGTCATTCCCTCGGCGGCGACACGCGCCGGATGCGAAGAGCCCACGGCGGCACATAGCCGATGATCTTCCACATCAGCCAGCACACAAACGGCCTGGCCCACCAGCGGAAGTGAACGTCCAGCCAGACTGTCTCGTCACTCGCCATTGGCCTTGGCGACCTCGTTGGCAATGCCCGCTCGGATGAACACCGTCTGCGCGGCCGCCCATGCCGCCGCCAGCAGCGCCACCGTGTCGATCTGCCCGTCGGCCCAGGCCACCACAGCGCCCAGCAGGCCGATGGCGGCGGTGATGTACGCCTTCTTGCCCTTGAGGAATTCGCGCACCTTGTTCATGACGGCCTCCTTGCCGTTGCGGCGATCAAAGCCCCACCAGACCGGCGAGCAGCCCCAGGACGATGGGCGCAAGCCGGAGCAGGAGTTCATTCTTCAGGTCCTCGCGGACCTTGTTGTAGTTGGCCACGGATTCCCATCGGGCGGTGTTGGCCTTGACCTTGGCGACGAACTCGTCATTGCTGAGCTTCGAATCGAGTTCGGCCACCACGTCCAGGTCGCCCGCCATCAACCGGCGCAGGTACTGCCAGGCGTCCTCCTGCGCAAGCTCGAAGAACCGAGGCCCATACTGAGCCAGCAGCGCCGCGGCCGCTTGCCGCTGCGCTTCGGGCACCTTGGCCAGCAGTTCGCTGATCCGCGTGTTCAAGTCGCTCATGTGCTCACCACCTTTGTCTTGGCATGGGGCGCGTGGATCGCGACCCAGCCTGTTGCAAACCATGCGGCCCGGCGCTTGCGGTAGGATTCGCCCGAGTCGGCGACGATCCGGCCGTTGCCGGCGCGAAGCCGCCAGCGCCACTCGCCCTTCGCGTCCCGGTACACCTCAAATCGCGGCGTCCTCACGGCTCACTCTCCAACTTCGGGCCCCAAGTGAGGTCCTTCCGCGCTGAGCGGACGAAGAACCGCCACTGCTTGAAGTTCTCCGTCAGGTAGGCCTTCACCCACGGCTCGACGCACGGCTGTGTGGTGGCCGCCGTCGGGTCCACGCAGTTCGGGCACGGGTCTACCCGCTGGAGCGCCCCGTAGGCGTCCAGCGCGGAGGTCTCCGCTGCCGTCAGCGCCTCGCCCCGCAGATACACGTTCCCGCAGCCGGTCAAGCCCAGCACGACCAGCACCGCGATGCACATCATCAGCTTCTTCATGGTGTCACCTTTCCTTCCTTGGGTTTCGCCGTCTGGCAAAAGGCGTCCTTCAGGACCGCCATGTCCGTCACTTCAATCGCTTCATCCCGCCGGTCCTTCGCCGCATACGGGTCGAAGTCGGCCGGCTTGTAGGCCCGCGTCTTCTTCGGGTCGCGGTTCACGTTCGCGATCAGGGCCAGGATCGCCGACGTGTGCGCCCAGTTGTCCCGGCCCCTGGCCTCGGCCATCCACAGCAGCTCCCGTAGCGTCAGCGGGCCGGGATCGACTCCGACGACGGCGGCGAGCTCGTTGACGGTTCGCCAAGGGTCGATTCGACTGCGGCCTCCAGGTCCAGCCGGTCGATCCGCGTCTCGATCCGCCGCACCGCCAGGTCGATCATCCGCCGCTGGGCGTCCACGGCCTTGGCCAGGTCGGTCCGCCCCAGCTTGCGGAAAAAATCGACGAGTTCCTCGTAGAAGGCCGTCTGCGCCGCCAGGATTGTCTCGCCGCCCAGGGCGGCGGCAAACTCTTCGTCACTGACGCTCGCGGCGTCGGCCTGCGGCTTGACCAGCGCGAAGATCACGTCGCACAGGAGGATCACGTCCGTGCCGAGCCTGGTCAGCAGCGGCGGGTCGCCGGCCTCCAGTTCCAGCAGGTTGACGTCCAGCAGGCCCTTGACCCGCTTGGCCGCGTCGATGGTCAGCGAGACCGTCCAGGCGCGTCCCGCGTTGTCGGTGAATGTCTTCATCAGCTTGCCACCTCCACCCATTCATCGAAGACCGCGAGCTTGGCCGTCACCGAGACGGTGATCGCCTCCTCCAGCGCCTCGTTCCGCGAGAACGACGTAATGGAGAAGCTGCCCTTGGGACCCTGCGCGCCGGTGGTCTCGCGGGCCTGGTCCAGCACAGCAAGCTCGATGGTGGTGCCGGCCAGGAACGCCGCCTTGATCGCGTCAAAGCCGCTGTCGCCCGGCTTCCAGACCATCTCGAACTCGCAGGTGCACTCGCGCAGGGTCGGCGCGGTGGCCCGCCAGCCGGAGTTGGCGCGCGTGGTGATGTCCGCTTCGCCCGCCTCCAGATTGAGCGTCACGTCCTTGACGTTGCTCATCTCCGTCAGCGTGCCCAGCGCGCCGCCGGCAGCGCCCTGGTAGATTTTGGCATTCATGCCCAGCAGGAATTCTTGCGACATGCTTCGATCTCCTTAT